TGAAAATAAAGAAAAGTGGTTTGACTATATAGACGAAGAATTTAAAAGAAGGGATGAAGGGTTTTGGTTTACGAGTAAAGGTAAATCAACTTATATAGTAGGTACGCACTACATGTATTTACAATGGAGTAAAATTGATGTTGGCGCTCCAGACTTTAGAGAGGCAAATAGATTGTTTTATATATTTTGGGAAGCTTGTAAAGCAGATAAAAGATGTTACGGTATATGCTATCTAAAGAACAGACGTTCAGGATTTTCTTTTATGTCATCTGCAGAAGCAGTTAATTTAGCTACGTTAGCGAGTGATAGTAGGTATGGGGTATTATCTAAAACAGGTGCAGATGCTAAGAAGATGTTTACTGACAAAGTAGTACCTATAAGTATAAACTACCCATTCTTTTTTAAACCGATCCAAGATGGTATGGATCGACCTAAAACGGAATTAGCATATAGAGTGCCAGCAAGCAAATTTACAAGAAGAAAAATTACATCTAAAGAAAAATTAGAGAATATACAAGGTTTAGATACGACTATTGATTGGAAGAACACAGGAGATAATAGTTATGATGGTGAAAAACTAAATCTATTAGTACACGATGAAAGTGGTAAGTGGGAAAGACCTGACAATATATTAAATAACTGGAGAGTTACAAAAACATGTTTACGATTAGGTAGTAGGATTGTTGGTAAATGTATGATGGGCTCAACTTCAAACGCATTAGATAAAGGTGGAGACAATTTTAAGAAACTATATAACGCATCAGATGTCACCAAGAGAAATAGAAATGGCCAAACGAAGTCTGGTTTATATTCTCTGTTTATCCCAATGGAGTGGAACTACGAAGGATTTATTGATGAGCACGGAATTCCAGTTTTTGATACACCAAACCACGATGTGTTCGGCCCCGACAATGAACTAATAGATATAGGTATTATAGAGCATTGGCAAAATGAAGCCGATGGTTTAAAAGGTGATCATGACGCATTAAATGAATTTTATCGCCAATTTCCTAAAACAACAGAACACGCGTTTAGGGATGAAGCAAAAGGAAGTATATTTAATTTAGTTAAAATATATGAACAAATAGATTATAACGAAGAAATGTCTAGAACCCTTGGGGTTACAAAAGGTAATTTCCAATGGGTAAATGGTGTAAAAGATACGCAAGTTATATTTTATCCAGATCAACAAGGTAGATTCAAAATAAGTTGGACACCAGAAACACATTTACAAAATAAAGTTATATTAAAAAATGGAGTACGATATCCCGGAAATGAACACATTGGAGCTTTTGGTTGTGATAGTTATGATATATCTGGCACTGTTGATGGTGAAGGCTCAAAAGGCGCGTTACATGGATTAACTAAGTTTTCTATGGAAAACGCACCTCCAAATAGTTTCTTTTTAGAATATTTGTCAAGGCCACCAACAGCAGAGATATTTTTTGAAGACATGTTAATGGCTATTGTTTTTTATGGGATGCCAATACTTTGTGAGAATAATAAACCTAGATTACTTTATTACTTAAGACGTAGAGGTTATAGAGGATTTAGTATGAACAGACCAGATAAAGTATGGAATAAATTATCTGTAGCAGAAAAAGAAGTTGGAGGAATTCCTAACTCCAGTGAAGATATAAAGCAAGCACACGCTGCTGCGATCGAGATGTATATTCAAGATCACGTAGGTATGCAACAAGATGGAACATTTGGTGATATGTATTTTAATAGAACGCTGAATGATTGGACAAGGTTTGACATAACAAAAAGAACTAAATATGACGCTACTATAAGTTCTGGTTTAGCAGTTATGGCTTGTAACAAACATTTATATGTGCCAAATGCAAAAATAGAAAGACCAATAGTAAATATAAATATTGCTAAATATAATCAAAAAGGTAATATGAGTAGAATAATTAAAAATTAAGTATGGCTGAATCAGTTACAAATAGACATTTTCCTAGTCAAGTTGTTAGTGACTTAGAAAAGATGAGTTTTGATTATGGGTTGAAAGTAGCAAAAGCAATTGAACGTGAATGGTTTGATAAATCTCATGGAGCTGGAAATAGTAGGTTTCATAGTGGAACTTCAAAATTTCACAAATTAAGATTATACGCCCGTGGCGAACAGTCAATACAAAAATATAAGGATGAGTTATCAATAAATGGTGATTTGTCCTATTTAAATTTAGATTGGACACCTGTTCCAATTATTCCTAAATTTGTAGATATAGTAGTAAATGGTATAGCCGAAAGGTTGTACGATGTTAAAGCTACTTCTCAAGATCCTTTCGGAGTTACAAGACGAACTGAATATATGCAAGGTATAGAAAGGGATATGCGATTAAAAGAGTTTAACGATTTTTGCGCAGAAAAATTTGCTATACCAGTTTCAGAAAATAATTACGGTGAAGGAGATGAACATTTACCAGCTTCACCAGAAGAACTATCATTGCACATGCAAATCAGTTACAAGCAAGCTATAGAATTAGCAGAAGAACAAGCTATAGCTACTCTAATGCAAGGTAATCAATATGAGTTAACTAAAAAAAGATTTTACTATGATTTAGTGACTTGTGGGATAGGTGCTGTAAAAACATTGTTTAATACATCAGAAGGTGTTGTTATAGATTATGTTGATCCTGCAAACTTAGTTTATTCATATAGTGAATCTCCTTATTTTGAAGATATATATTATGTTGGGGAAATTAAATCTATACCTATAAATGAACTTATAAAACAATTTCCTTATCTTAACGAAGACGATCTAGAGGAGATAGTAAAAAGTAGTGGTGGTACTTTTAATAATTATCATGGTAGTTCTTCTCCAGATTCAGATAACAATAAAGTTGATATACTGTACTTTAATTATAAAACTTATATGAACGAAGTTTTTAAAGTAAAAGAAACTGGTACTGGTGCAAAAAAAGCAATTCAAAAAGATGATAGTTTTAATCCACCCAAAGCGTTGCAAGGTGATTTTGAAAAAATATCTAAATCAATAGAATGTTTATATGAAGGTGCTTATATACTAGGTGCTAATAAGTTGGTCAAATGGGAACAAGCAAAAAATATGATGCGTCCTAAAAGTGATTACACTAAAGTTAAAATGAATTATGCTATTGTTGCTCCTAGAATGTATGAGGGAAGAATAGAATCATTAGTTGGTAGAATAATTGGTTTTGCTGATATGATTCAAATAACACATTTAAAAATTCAACAAGTATTATCAAGAATGACACCTGATGGTATATTTTTAGATGTAGATGGTCTAGCAGAAGTTGACCTAGGAAATGGAACTAATTATAATCCACAAGAAGCTTTAAACATGTTTTTCCAAACTGGTAGTATTGTTGGAAGATCTCTCACGCAAGAAGGAGATGGTAATCCTGGGAAAGTGCCTATTCAAGAAATAAACAATGGTGCTGGTGCTAGTGGAAAGGTGCAAGGTTTAATTGGTACTTATAATTATTATTTACAAATGATAAGAGATGCTACAGGATTAAACGAAGCAACTGATGCGTCAACTCCTGATCCTAAATCATTAGTTGGTATACAAAAAATGGCTGCGGCTAATTCTAACACAGCAACAAGACATATATTACAATCAGGTATGTTTTTAACACAAGAAGTTGCAGAACAACTATCACTTAGAATATCTGATATCATAGAATATTCTCCGACAAAAAATGCTTTTATAGAAAGTATAGGATCACATAATGTAGCTACGTTAGAAGAAATGGCAAATCTACATCTATATGATTTTGGTATATTCTTAGAATTAGAACCAGATGAACTTGAGAAAGAGATGTTGGAAAATAATATACAAACAGCATTAGCACAACAAAGTATAGAGTTAGAAGACGCTATAGATTTACGGATGCTTAAGAACGTAAAATTAGCAAACCAATTATTAAAAATTCGTAGAAAGAAAAAAGGAGAAGCAGATCAAGAAATGCAATTGCAACAAACAGAAGCGCAAGGAAAAGCACAAGCCGAAGCTTCGCAAGCGGCAGCTGAAGCAGAGATTAACAAAAATCAAGCTATGCTTGAAACACAAATGAAACTTGAAAGCATAAAAACAGATGGTAAATCTCAATTGTTAGCACAAGATGCATCTATTAAACAAGCGTTATCGCAGCAAGAGTTTCAACAAGAGATGCAATTGAAGCAAATGGAACTTGGAATGCGTTCTCAAGGAGAGGCGTCAAAAGAAGATCGTAAAGATCAAAGAACAAAAATGCAAGCAACTCAACAATCAGAGTTGATTGATCAAAGAGCAAATCAAAAACCACCTAAAAACTTTGAAACAGCAGGTGATGATACCTTAGGTGGTTTTAACTTAGGAGCGTTTGGTCCTAAGTAATATTTATTAACTATTATTATATTATATTATGGCAAAAAAGAAAAAAGAAAAGGTAGAACAAACTACCAACGAACCTAAAGGTGACGTTACAAAGGTGGAAGCAAAAATGAAAAAACCAGCGGAAGTTATTGAAGATACAATAACTAAAGTTGATTTAAGTAACCCACCAAAAATAGAAGAAGATGAACAATCCGTGGATACTACAAAAACCGAGGACGTTCAAGAAAAGGTTATTGAAGAAACGATTGATAAAAAAGAGGACGTTGAACAGTCTACAGAAGAAAATGTTGAGCAATCTATTATAGAAGAAATTACTGATGAAGAAAAGATTGAAAACGTAACAGAGAAAGTAGAAGAGGCTATAACTCAATCTGTAGAATCTGGAGAACCTCTTCCTGAGAATATTCAGAATTTAGTAAACTTCATGCAAGAAACAGGTGGTGATTTAAACGACTACGTAAAGTTAAATAAAGATTATTCTAAAATGGATAATCAAACTTTATTACAAGAACATTACAAACAAACTAAACCTCATTTAAGTTCAGAAGAAATAGATTTTTTAATGGAAGATCAATTTTCTTATGACGAAGATATAGATGATGAGAAAGATATAAAAAGAAAAAAATTAGCGTTAAAAGAGCAAGTTGCCAACGCTAAAACTCAATTGGAAGAGAACAAATCCAAATATTATCAAGAAATTAAAAGTGGATCGAAACTCACAAGTGAGCAACAAGAAGCTATTAGTTTTTATGATAGTTACACAAAAGAATCAGGAGAAGTTGAAAAACAACAAAAAGCAGCTAAGGCAGATTTTTTAAATAAAACTAATAGATTTTTCGGCGATCAATTCAAAGGTTTTGAATATAATGTCGGTGAAAAAAGATTTAGGTTTAATATTAATGACGCTAGTAAAGTAATGGAAACCCAAAGTGATATTGGAAATTTTATCGGAAAGTTTCTTGATAAAAATGAGAATATAAAAGACGAAGCTGGTTACCATAAATCTTTATATACAGCAATGAATGCTGACGCGGTTGCTAATCACTTTTACGAACAAGGTAAAGCTGACGCTTTAAAAGAAAGTGTAGCAAAATCTAAAAACATTAACATGACGCCAAGACAGGAGTTAGGTGAAAATACTAACATAGACGGCGTTAAAGTTAAAGTTTTAGGTGATAATACTCCTGATTTCAAGTTCAAAATTAAACAAAAATAACAATTTAAAATTACAAAATTATGGCAATTTCGAATCCTGGTGGTAATTTGAATAGCGTACCTGCATCAATTCAGCAGGCGTTACAAACAAATTACCTAGATTTGGCATCATCCTCAAACGCTGGATGGTCCCAACAATATGTACCAGACCTAATGGAAAAAGAAGCTGAGGTATTTGGTCCTAGGACTATATCTGGATTTCTTTCACAAGTTGGGGCTGAAGAGTCTATGACGGCTGATCAAGTCGTTTGGTCAGAGCAAGGTAGACTACATTTATCTTACAAGTGTGAGGTAAAAACATCAACTACTATTCAAATTCAATCTGATATCGATGGTAATAACTCCGACACTACTAATGGTATTTCTGGTTCTGGTGGTTCACCAGTTAATCACGGTATTAGAGTAAACGATACTATTATTGTATCTGATGCAACTAACGGTATTGTAAAATGTTTAGTTACAGTTGTAGCTTCTAGTGATACAATTACTGTAGCTCCTTATAAAGCGGCTACATTAACTGGTACTACATCTGCTTTAGCAACTACCGTGTTAGTTTATGGTTCTGAATACGGTAAAGGTCAAAGTTATAATCCTGCAACGGGTTATTCTGCGGCTGGTACTGATACAAGAGGTGCTAACGAACCTTCATTTCAGACTTTTTCAAATAAACCAATTATCTTAAAAGATTACTACGAGGTATCAGGTTCTGATGTTTCTAGAATTGGTTGGGTTGAAGTAACTTCTGAAGGTGGTGGTACTGGATACTTATGGTATCTAAAAGCTGAATCTGATACAAGAGCGCGTTTCACTGATTATTTAGAAATGTCAATGTTAGAGAGTGTGAAGACGTCAGATGCTTCAACTGGAGTTGAGATAGTAGGTGATACACTGCTTTATGGATCTGATACTGGTGATGTTATAGGTACTCAAGGTTTATTTGATGCTATCGAAGATAGAGGTAATATAACTTCTGGCATTACTGGTGTTAATAGTGCTACTGATTTAGCTGAATTTGACGCTATTTTAGCTGAGTTTGATTCTCAAGGTGCAATTGAAGAAAATATGATGTTTGTAAACAGAGCTACTTCACTAGCAATGGACGACATGTTAGCTTCTATGAATTCTTATGGTGCTGGTGGTACTTCTTATGGAGTATTCAACAACTCAGAAGATATGGCGCTTAATTTAGGTTTCTCTGGTTTCAGACGTGGATCTTACGATTTCTACAAATCAGATATGAGATACTTAAATGACAAAGCTACAAGAGGTGGTATAAACTCTGCTGATGCTGCTAATGCAATTAGGGGAATTATGGTTCCAGCTGGCACATCAACAGTTTATGACCAACAATTAGGAAAGAATCTTAAACGTCCTTTCTTACATGTACGTTATAGAGCTTCACAAACTGATGATAGACGAATGAAATCATGGGTTACTGGTTCCGTTGGAGCTGCTACATCTGCTTTAGATGCAATGCAAATCCACATGTTATCAGAGAGATGTTTGATTACACAAGGTGCTAACAATTTCATGTTATTGAAATAAGCATTTATACTTTAAAAGAACCGAGGTTTCGGCCTCGGTCCTTTTATTTTTATTAATTTTATTATATATTATATTATGGCAAAGAAAACAAAAACAGTTGAGGTGGAAGAACCTCAAGTTCAAGAAGAAGTAGCAGTTGAAACTGCTCCGGTTGTAGAACAACCAAAAGTAAGAGAAAGAAAAGTACCATCTAATGAGTGGGAAATTAAAGATCGAATGTATCTTTTGAAAGGTGGAAAAAGACCACTTTCTAGATCAATTAAATCTGCAAACATATATTACTTTGACAAAGAATTAGGATATGAAAGAGAATTAAAATATTGTCAAAATCAAAAAACACCGTTTGTAGATGAAATGAAAGGTGACCAAAGATTAGAACATATTATTTTTAGATCTGGAAATTTATTTGTAGAAAAAGAAAAGGTAACTTTACAAAAGTTACTAAGTTTATATCACCCGCATAAAGATAAGATATACGAAGAGTTCAGACCATCTAAAATAGCTGCTGACGAAATAGATGTTTTAGAAATGCAAGTGGATGCGCTAACAGCAGCAAGAAACATAGACATTGATATGGCAGAAGCCATTATGCGTGTTGAGAAAGGTTCTGAGGTATCTAAGTTGAGTTCTAAGGAACTTAGACGTGATTTACTAGTATTTGCTAGAAACAACCCTAAACTCTTCTT